ATAGAAGCCCTGACTGCGAATGGATCCAAACGTTCAGGCGCAGGTCTGTTTCATTGGAACGAGGATCGCAAGTTCACGATACGAGAACTGATGAGATTGCAGGGCCTACCGGAGGATTACGAACTGACGGGAACCTTCGACCAGAAAGCGGAGCGAATCGGGAGAATGGTAGCACCGAAGGTGATGGCTGAGATTGCTAATCGAGTATATGATAGAATTTTGAAACCGTATAAAGAGGCTACACAATGACAAAATTTACATTTGCAACCCGTGATGAGGGTTTCGACAACCATATCAATGCATCTATTCGTCACTATGGTGATTTGTGGAATGATGTGCTTTCAATGTCACAGTATTTTGTCGAAGATTATACGACAGTCGTTGATATCGGTTGCTCGACTGGCAAGCTACTTAAAGCTATGATTGCACAGAATACATTTGCCCCATATGCATCTTATGTTGGTGTTGAGGTTGAACCTGATTTCTATCCTGGATTCGATCAAGATATGGGTCAATACCCAAACCTTCACTTTGAGAGAAGTGATATCAGGCCATTCAAATTCAAGAACTGTTCGCTTGTTACGTCCATTTTTACTCTGCAATTCATGCCACAACGTGATCGTCAAGATGTAATTAATTCCATCTATGATGGCCTGCATAGAGGTGGGGCATTTATTTTTGCAGAAAAGACTGTGGCTGAGTCGCCGCGGATTCATGAGATTCGTACCTTTACATATTATGATTTCAAACGCGAATCCTTCACTACAGATGATATTATGGATAAAGAGCGTACACTACGTCATATGATGAAGCCAAATACGCGAGAGGAATTGGTAAATATGGTAAGCCGTGCTGGCTTTGATCATATAGATTCCTTCTGGCAGAACCACGCATTTACTGGTTTCATAGCCATTAAGTAGCCACGTTTACCTATTGACAGCATGGTGGTCATATAGTATAATGACCCCATGCAAAACCTTAAGCCCCAAGAGATCAAGGCCCTTGTCGAAGCGACCAAGGGTCTTGACCGTTTCGCCCGGCTTCTAGCCACAGAAAACATCACGGTCGAACACTCGCCCACGGCGACGGCTTCTTTCGACCTTAAGCGGCGCCTGCTGACGCTGCCTATGTGGTCAGGCATGGAAGAGCCTGTATACCACATGTTGTCTTTGCATGAGGTCGGTCATGCATTGTTTACTCCGACCGATGGTTGGTCAAAGATCATTGATCCTTCCGAAGATAAACTTCTTCGCCATTATGTCAATGTCATTGAGGACGCGCGTATTGACCGCCGTATGAAGGCTAAGTTCCCTGGTGGTCGCCATGACTATGATTTTTCTGCCAAGTATCTTGTCGAGCAAAACTTCTTTGGCATCAAAGATCGTTCTCTGGATTCCTTATCCTTCATCGACCGCCTGAATGTCCATTTCAAGGTTGGTCAAGAAGTTACCGCGCCCTTTGATGATGATGAAAGCAAGTTCCTGCTTCGCATCGAAACCACGTCATCTTTTGATGATGTGGTAGATTTGGCGCGTGAGATCCTGCAGTTTGCCAAAGATCGTCGCGATGAAATCACCCAAGGTGAGGGTGGTGACATCGAAATGATGTTTGATTTCGATGGCGATGGTGATGGTGACGGCGATGGTGATGAAGGTGAGGCTGGTGATGCTACTGGTGGTCGCTATGGTGACCGAGGTGGTCTGAATCGTGTCGACATTGGTTCCACCACTCAGGACAATTTCGAAAAGATGTTGATGAGAAAGCACATCGATCCGAAAAAGACCAAGGGTATGGATTATATCAACGTGCCTGAAGTCAAGGATTATTCTTCCTTTATCATCAAGCATGACGTGCTTTTGCAGGCCCTAGATGAGAGTCTGACTCGCATCGGTAGCGTAAGCGCATCCATGTATTCGAATAAGATGAATGAACGGTTCAAGGAATTCGTCACGTTCAATACCAAGGCTGTGTCTTACATGGTCAAAGAGTTTGAATTGAAGAAGGCCGCGGCCGCTTATGCTCGCGCTAAGGATTCCAAGACTGGCATCATCAATCCGAACAAGGTTCATTCTTACAAGTATTCTGAGGATATCTTTCGGCGCCTGACGACTCTGCCTAACGGTAAGAGCCATGGTATGGTGATGTTCATTGACTTCTCTGGATCGATGCAATCCAATATGCTGGGTACCATTCAACAACTTATCTCGCTTGTCGAGTTTTGCCGCAAGACTGGTATCTCGCATCGCGTGTATGGTTTTACTACTGGCGTAGGTCGCACCCTTCGTCGGCATAAAACCCATGTATCTATCTCGAAGGAGCCTGGTGATATCACATTCAGCTCTGGTTCTTTTGACTTGCTTGAGCTGTTTAATGATCGCATGAACCGCTCGACCTATACCAGCATGGCCCGCCATCTTCATGAATTTGGTGTGGCTATGGGTGAGCGTCGTAGCTGGCACCAACAAAAGGGTGATGAATGGATTTTTCAGAATGACGTGATTGGCCTTGGCTCCACTCCGCTTAATCAGACGATTGTCTTGGCGCATAAGATTATCCAAGATTTCCGTAGTGAGACTAAGCCAGATGTGGTGCATACGGTATTCTTGACCGACGGTGAATCTGACGGTTTGGAATACAATTCTCGCCATCATTGGAATCCAATCATCATGCGTGACCATCGCACCAAGCACCAAGCTTTCGTCGATGGTTCGACTGAACAGACTGAGTTTCTTATCCGTAACCTACGGTCACAACAGAATGTAAATGCGGCTGTATTCCGCATCGTCAATGGTGTTAGCGAACTTAGCCGAATGAAGCAGGGTATTGATACCGCTGCTATGACTGGCAAGCTTCGCAAGGACAAACATCTGGTGCTTCCTGGTGTGCTCGGTGCCACGCAGTTCTTTGCCGTCCTTGGTGGCAAGAACTTGAATGTTGAGGATACAGAATTGGAAGACTTTGGTGGCGTGGCTGTGACGACTAACAAGCTTGCCAAAGCTTTTGTAAAGGCAAGTAACAAGCGGGCTGCAAGCCGCACCATGCTTGTCAAGTTCATTGACATGATCGCTGGTCATGCAACCAAAGTTGCCATTGACAAGCGGTAAGCTATCTGGTATAATACACACATACACAATGGAGAGAGTGATGACCACTTCAACTGACAACCGTGAACTTTTGATCCAAACTGCTATCTCTCGTTTTGGCGAGAATGCAGTCCTGACTAAGGAAGCTTTGATCGACTTGGCTTCAGAGCTTGGTTTGCCGCGGCCGCGCTGGCTTTTTAATGACTCGGCTAATCGGGTCGAACGTGGTAAGTATCAGATTCCTGCTATCGCACATGCACAGGTTATTCCTATGACGGCTCGCCAACAAGGTAAAAAGTTCGATCCAAATGCGGTATCCGAACATGACTACGTGATGGTCCCCGCTAAGGACAAGACCTATGTACCGTTCGGCGACTTCAAAGATGTCGAACAGATTATTCGCAGCCGCATTTTCTTTCCGGTATTCATCTCCGGTTATTCTGGTAACGGCAAGACCTTCATGGTCGAGCAGGCTTGCGCCCGCGCTGGTCGCCCGATGGTTCGCATCCAGATGTCTCGTGAGACTGACGAGGATGACCTGATCGGTGGCTTCCGTCTGATCGACGGTGAGACCAAGTTCCTCAAGGGTCCAGTGCTTCGGGCCATGGAGCTGGGTGCAATCATGCTCCTTGACGAAATGGACCGCGCCGATCCTACTAAGGCGATGTGCTTGCAAGGTATTCTTGAGGGCAAGCCTTACTTCGTCAAAAAGACTGGTGAGGTTGTGTACCCGGCTGAAGGCTTCAACGTCTTTGTGACGGCTAACACCAAGGGCCGCGGCTCTGATGATGGTCGCTATGTTGCAGCCTCCATGCTTGACGACGCTCTGCTTGAGCGTTTCCCGATCACTCTTGAGCAAGAATATCCTAACACGAAGATCGAAACCAAGATCCTCACGGCTCAGTTTGATGCGCCAACTGATAATGACAAGGGCTTTATCGAGCATTTGATTGCATGGGCAGATGTCATTCGCCGTTCCTTCGCTGAAGGTGCGACTGATGAGATGATCTCCACGCGCCGCTTGACGCATATCATCAAGGCCTACAAGATGTTCAACGATCGCCAACATGCGATTGGCCTTTGTATCAATCGTTTTGACGAGGAGACTAAGAAGTCTTTCCTCGACCTCTATCGCAAGGTCGACCCGACCCTGCCCAAAGCTCCGGAGCAGCCTGCTCCAGAGGCGGATGCCAATTCGCTCAAAGGCGATGACATTCCGTTCTAATACACCCACCCTAATATAGGATGTGCTTCGATATGACTGCTAAGCGTACCAAGACTGATCGTTTGCTTGACTTCCTGATGTCAGGCAACGATATTACTGAAGGCCAGGCACGTAGCCGCTTCGGTATCCAAAATCTGAGTGCGACTGCTTCCGCGCTCCGTTTCAAGGGCTATGCGGTATATGCTAACCGCAAGACCCTTGGTAATAACCGCGAGGTGACTATGTATCGCCTCGGTGCTCCTCGCCGCGAGGTTATCGCGGCTGGTTATCGCGCCCTGGCTTCGGCTTGATAATCATATTAGTCTCTCCTTTGTGGTAAACTAGGGCTGGGGTGCAAACCCCAGCTCTTTTTTGCGTATTTGTTAGCTACATACTATCATATTAGTAATGGAGGTTACTATGGCCATTGAAATTAACGTATCAATCGAAGAACTTCGCAAAAATAAAATCTTTGTAGCCACACCAATGTATGGTGGAACCTGCACTGGTCAATTTGCTAAAGCTACTGCTGATCTAGCCAAACTAGGTGCAGAATATGGTATGGAGATTGAATTTTTCTATCTCTTTAACGAAAGCCTTATTCCGCGCGCCAGAAACTACTTGGTTGATGATTTCTTACGTAGCAGCTATACGCATTTCATGTTCATCGATGCTGATATCGGTTTCAACCCTAATGATGTGATTGCCCTATCGGTTATCTCTAATCAACCTGGCAAAGATATTGTTTGTGCTCCGTATCCAAAGAAGTGTATTTCTTGGGAGAAGATCAAGCGGGCCGTTGATAAGGGATTTGCTGATAAGGATCCAAATCAGCTAGAGCTATATGTCGGTGACTATGTTTTCAATCCGACACAAGCGGCTACATCAATTCGTCTTGATGAACCGGTTGAGGTTCTTGAGGGTGGCACGGGATTCATGATGATTCCTCGCAACACTTTTGTGAGATATCAAGCAGCCTATCCTGAATTATCATATCGACCTGATCATGTTCGCACAGAACACTTTGACGGCAGCCGTGAGATCACAGCTTTCTTTGATACAGTTATTGATCCTGCGACTAAGCGATATCTATCAGAAGATTATATGTTCTGTCAATATGCTCAAAGGGCTGGCCTAAAAACTTGGCTGTGCCCATGGATGAGCACCAATCATACTGGTACATACACATTTGCTGGTAGCTTGATTGATCTAGCACAGATCGGTGCTGCTGCGACAGCGGATGTTGAAGCTCTTGGTAAGGCTAAGAAGCTTGCTAATGCACAACGCGGTTGACATCTTTTGTGATATCTGATATAATCTACACAATGCAACAATATGGAGGCATAAGTGAATCTTTCAAGTGAGACAATCGAGGTCCTGAAGAATTTCTCGACCATCAATCCAACTATGCTTATTCGGCCTGGTAATGTCATCAAGGCCATTGGGGCTAAAAAGACGATTCTTGCATCTGCTAAGGTGAAGGAGACATTTCCAACTGAATTTGCGATTAGTGACCTAACCAAATTCATCATGGTTGTGACATCTTACAGCAATCCAACTTTGTCATTTGATGATAAGCATGTTGTCATTTCTGATAAGCTGGCTAAGACTCGTTTTCTTTATGGTGGGTCATCTAGCGTTACACATCCACCAGCCAAGGATGTAACACTACCGAGTGTTGATGCTTCATTCACAATTTCAAATGAGGCTCTAACCAAGGTTCTTCGTCTGACGAGTGGCTTGGGTCTTCCAAACATTGTGCTTTATGGTCGAGATGGCAAGTCATTCTTTGCTGGCACAGATGTTCTGCAAGATATCTGTGATGATACTGAATATGAAGTTGGTATCTCTGATTCTGATTACAAGGCCGTATTTGAACTTGAAAATATGAAGATGTTACCTCGCGACTATACTGTGCAGGTGACATCTGGTATGGCTCATTTCAAGTCAACGACTGATGATGTCGAATACTGGATTGCTTGTTCGACTCCAAAGAAGTGACGGATAATATAGGGGCAGGCACCGCGGCTTTGGTGCGAATGCTTCATAGGGTCGTACATGTCTCTAGACATAGAGGCACCGACCTAGAGGTGCTTGGGGGAATATTGGCGGTAGCTGTAAAAGGTTATCGCCAAGCCCTAGGACATGAACAAGCAGCCATGCTTTTCTATGGCGTGGCTGATGACCTTGCTGTGAACAATATACAAGATGATGAAGGTGAACAAGATGGAGACCAACCAGGATGAGTTCCTTTGGGTTGAGAAATATAGACCTCAGAGGATAGCTGACTGCATATTACCCGAGTCGATCAAATCGACCTTTCAAAAGTTTGTGGATGATAAGAGCATTCCAAACCTACTACTCACAGGCAGTGCAGGCGTAGGTAAGACTACTGTCGCTAAGGCGATGCTGCAAGAGATTGGCGCTGATTATATCATAATCAATGGCTCTCTTGATGGCACTATGGATGTATTACGGAATAAGATTGTTGGCTATGCTTCCACTGTATCTCTTTGGGGTGGTCGCAAATATGTTATTCTAGATGAGGCCGATTATCTGACGCATCATGTGCAACCTGCTCTCCGTAATTTCATGGAGCAATATTCACATAATTGCGGTTTTATTCTAACTTGTAATTTCAAGAATAAGATCATCGAGCCATTGCATTCGCGCTGCTCGACCATCGAGTTCCAGATTACAGGTAAGGATAAGGTTGATATCGCGCTTCAATTCATGCGCCGTACTTGTGAAATTCTCACAACCGAGAATGTCGAATTTGATAAGAAGGTTGTGGCCGAGCTTATTAATAAGCATTTTCCTGATTGGCGTCGAGTGCTTAATGAATTGCAGCGTCATAGTTCGACAGGTGCAATAGATGCAAGCATTCTTGGTTCCATGGTTAATATGGATCTCAAGAACTTGATAAAGCTACTCAAGGAAAAAGATTTTACCGGTATGCGGAAATGGGTTGGTCATAATTCGACGATCGACCAAAATGCATTGTATCGTCAGCTATATGATGGTGCTTATGATTTCATGAAGCCATCAAGCATTCCTAATCTTGTGCTTATTCTAGCTGATTATCAATACAAGGCTGGGTTTGTGGTTAATCCTGAAATCAATCTTGCAGCCTGTTTGACGCAGATTATGATGGATTGTGAATGGCAATGAGCAGAGAATTAGAAAATGTATTTGATTTTGTCAATGCGATAAGTGATAAAAAGCATGACTTCTTCAGAGATGGTGTTAATTCTCTGAAAGCGGAGCGTACCTATGAACCGTTTATGGTCAACAAATCGCTTTCTTTTCATATCGATACTATCCTCTATGCAAATGAGATGAACCAGAGGTCCCACCTATCAAGTCTGTTACAACATGACTATCTCATAAATACCATAAGGTCTCGGAAGCGTATGGGTCAGAAATGGCCTAAACCTTTTGAGGACAAAGACATAGACGCCGTTATGGAATACTATGCGTGTAATTACAACCGGGCCAAGGAGTATCTGACTGTCCTGACTAAGGATCAGCTCTCCGAAATCCATGATAGGACATTTAAAGGTGGGGCTGATGGCAATAGACATAGAAGAAATGGTAGAGGTTCGGCTAAAGAATCCTGAGGACTTTTTAAAAGTTCGCGAGACTCTAACTCGTATTGGTGTAGCCTCTAGAAAAGATCAGACGTTGTATCAGTCTTGTCACATTCTACATAAGCAGCGTCGCTATTTCATCGTGCATTTCAAGGAGCTATTTGCTCTAGATGGTAAGCCAACAAACTTTGATGATGACGATCTCAAACGCAGAAACACTATTGTTAATCTGCTAGCGGAATGGGGTCTCATCGAACTTGTGGATCCAGATGCGACCACGGATAATGTCGCACCAATTTCACAAATCAAAGTGCTTTCGCATAAAGAAAAAGACGATTGGATTCTTCAAGCTAAGTATAGCATCGGTAAAAAGAGGACACCCTAATGGCACAACCGGTTGTCGAGGCTCTTAAGGTAGCTCTCGCAGATACCTTCACGTTCTATCTCAAGGCTCACTATTTTCATTGGAACGTGCAGGGTCCTGACTTCAAACAATACCACGATCTATTTGGTGGTATCTGGGAAGAGGTATTTGGTGCGGTTGATCCTCTAGCTGAGTTTATTCGTACTATGGGATCATATGCACCAGGCACACTTGGTCGTTTCAAGGAGCTTACAACTTTAGTCGAACTTGAAACAGTGCCTGAAGCGCGCGAAATGGTACTTGCGCTAGCTGTAGATAATGCTAAGGTTCTACAGTCAATTAGAACTGCATTCACCGAATCCGAAAATGCTGGTGCTCATGCAGTTGCTAATTTCTTACAAGATCGTATGGCCGCGCATGAGAAGCACGGCTGGTTCCTCCACTCAACTTTGGGAAACAATGTGAATGACTAATTTCGATATGGTTGCTGATTTCATGCGTGCAGCCGAACAAGATGTTAATACAACGCCAGTATGGCCTGAGGATAATGTTAGACTTCTTCGGTATAAATTAATCGATGAGGAATCTACAGAACTTCATGAAGCGATGGTCAATGAAGATATCGTTGAAATTGCCGATGCACTTACCGATTTGCTTTATGTCGTGTATGGTGCTGGTCATACGTATGGTATTGATTTAAATCGATGCTTTGCAGAGGTGCATCGATCTAACATGAGTAAATTTGTGGATGGTAAGCGCATTAAGAATGCGGAAGGCAAAGTAATGAAGCCTGACACTTACAGTCCACCCGATCTATCATTTTTACTTCCGGAAATGACAGACTTGCCGTTGACAGAAGAATAGTTATATGATAAATATAGACAGCATTGCCCATAAGGGGATGCTGTCTATATCAACCCTCGCTTAACCAAGGAGGAACCAATATGGTTTTATTTCCCGATCTGTCCAAGCTGGACACATTTTCAGTCGGCTTCAATGAAGTCTCAAAGCGTCTGCTAGAAGCCCACGATCATCTATCAAAAGCAGTGCCAGGCTGGCCTCCCTATAATATTATCAAGGTCGATGAAAACAAATATGTTATCGAGCTAGCAGTTGCTGGCTTTGGTAAGTCTGACCTTGAGATTGAAATTCAGGACGGTCGTCTGCTTATTCGTGGCTCCACAAAAAGCGATGAGAAATCAAATTTCCTGCATAAGGGGATTGCTGATCGTGCTTTCCGTCGCGAGTTCCATCTTGCTGACACAGTGGAAGTCAAGAATGCCGAGATGGTAAACGGCCTGCTGAAGGTTTGGCTGGAAAATATCATTCCAGAACATAAGAAGCCTCGCAAGGTCGACATCGAAGAAACCGGCGATACCCCTAGTAAGAAGTCAACAAAGCAACAACTCAACGGGTGAACCGTTGAGAGTTGTTAAGGGGAGAGGCAACCGCCTCTCCCCTGTTTTCATTTGGAGAAAGACATGTTTAATCGAATAGTTACTAAGATAAGAACGCTATATACAGAATGGTGTGAGAGTCAAGAAGTTGCATTTGCGCTGGCCGATCATCGGATCGCGAAAGAGCATCGTATCTTGCTTCAAGCCAAGCTAGACGAGCTTAATTCAAATAACCGTTAGGAGGTCCTAATGCTTTCAGCAGAAATCCTGCATAGATGTTTTCCCAAGGCCAATAAGGATAATCTTAATAAGTATGCCGATGCTCTTGTAGCGGCTTGCGAAGAATTTGAGATTAATACCCCTAAGCGAGTCGCAGGATTTCTATCTCAGGTCGCGCATGAATCCGCTCAGTTTAGCGCGATTAAGGAAAATCTGAACTATAAGTCTCAGGCTCTAACCGCTCTATTCGGTTCCCGTATTACAGCCGCGCAAGCTGCCGATGTGGGTCGTGATGACACGACAAAGAAGCCTGCAAATCAAGAAGGTATTGCTAATATCATCTATGGTGGTGCATGGGGTTCTAAGAACCTAGGCAATGTAAATGAGGGTGATGGTTGGAAGTTCCGCGGCCGCGGCCTTATTCAGCTAACAGGTCGTAGCAATTATACGAATTGCGGAAAGGGTCTTAATAAGGATCTGTCTGAAGATCCTTCATATCTGGAGACACCAGAAGGCGCCGCCCGCTCGGCTGCATGGTTCTGGAAGTCTCGCGGTCTAAATGAAGTTGCTGATACTGGTGATGTTCGTAAGATGACAAAGTTGGTCAACGGTGGTGATCTTGGTCTTGCTGACCGCGAACATCACTATCATGAAATTCTCGGTGTTCTTGGCGCTGAGTAATGATTTCTGATAATCCGATCATCGGTATAAAGCTGGTGAGCGGTGAGGAGATTATAACCCATGCACGTTTCAACAAAATTGAGCGTGCATGGCATCTCCAGTTTCCTGGTATGCTAGTGCCTATGACAAATTCATCAGGTAAACCGTCCATAGGTGTCGGTGACTATCTACCTTTTACAGAAACAAAAGAAATAACAATACGTGAAGACTGCGTAATGTTTACATATATACCTGATAATGAAATGATCACAGGATATAAAAGCAATTTTGATTCTGAAGATTTACCAGACAAAGCTAACGTTTTACCCTTTACACGCAAGTAAAAACCCTGTATAATAGGGCCTATGACAAAGTTTTATACATTTGCTTTTCAAATCGGTAACACGATTCACGTCCGCGGCTATGAGAACGGAATCCGTTTCTCTGAGAAGGTTAAATACCGGCCGACACTCTTTATACCATCAAAGCGAAAAGGCCTGACCCCAAAGTCAGGCTGGAAAAGTATTTGGGGTACAGAGGTCGAGCCATGCCAATTTGGCGATATCCGCGAGGCCAAAGATTTCATTGAGCAATATAGCGATGTATCCAATTTCGATATCTTTGGCTTGCCTCGCTTTCAATATGCATATCTCAATGAAGAATATCCATATGAAATCCAATATGATCGTGACTTAATCGAGATTGCCAATCTTGATATCGAGGTTGGTTCTGATAATGGATTCCCAACACCAGAAGCTGCGGCCGAGCCAATCACGGCTATCACTCTCAAGCGCGGTAAGAAATTTATCGTGATGGGTTGTGGTGACTATCGCCCATCGCGCCATGATGTCAAGTATATGAAATGCCGTGATGAGCGTGACCTATTGGAAACCTTTCTGATGGAATGGGAGCGCGGCCATCATCCTGAGATTGTCACTGGTTGGAATGTCACCTTCTTTGATATTCCATATCTGGTGAATCGTATCACTAAGGTATTAGATGCAAAGGCTGCAAAGCGACTATCTCCTTGGGGATTCATCTCACAGCGCACGACAAATATCATGGGTAAGACGCAGACAGCCGTTGATATGGCTGGCGTGTCCACTCTTGATTACCTTGAAATGTATAAGAAGTTTACATATTCACAACAAGAATCATATCGCCTAGATCATATTGCTAATGTTGAGTTAGGTGAGAAGAAGCTTGACTATTCTGAATATGGTTCATTGCACAATTTGTATAAAGAAAATTATCAGAAGTTTATTGATTATAATATCAAAGACGTTGAACTTGTTGATCGTCTCGATGAGAAGATGAAGCTTATCGACATGGTTCTTGCTCTGGCCTATGATGCTAAGGTGAATTACACTGACGTATTCACTCAGGTTAAGATGTGGGATGTTCTAATCCACAATCATCTGTGGAAGAAGAAGGTCTGCGTGCCTATCACTGGTGGTGGCAGCAAGGATGAAGCTTATGTTGGTGCATATGTCAAAGAACCGCTTGTCGGCGCGCATCAATGGGTATTGTCATTCGATTTGGATTCACTGTATCCGCATCTGATCATGCAATATAATATCTCACCCGAGACACTTGATCGTGTAAATCGTGTGGATATTACTGTTGATAATCTACTCGATCCAAATTATCAGCCGCCGCTGCGTGAGGGTTATAGCCTTGCTGCAAACGGTCGATACTTCAGCAATCAGTCTCAGGGCTTTCTGCCTGAGATGATGGAACGCATGTATGAGAGTCGGTCTGAATATAAGCGCAAGATGATCGAGGCTCAAAAGGCTGTTGAATCTGCAAAGACTCCGCAAGAAAAGCGCGACCATGAAAAGTCTGTATCTCGATACAAGAACATGCAGCTTGCAAAAAAGGTTCAGC